GGATTTAAAGGTCCTTCAGTAAAGGCCCAAATCACGATGAGTCCGCCGATAATCCAGCCAATTTTGGCCAGTGGATGATTATCATCCTTAGGTTGGGGTGCTTTCAACTTCTTACTCGCACCTGACCCCAAAGTCTTCGGACCAGGGTCGCCTGCCTTTCCTGACTCACTCATAGAAGAGGGTTGGGACGAAGGCTGCGAGATAGTCTTCAACTTCCTGGCTTCTTGGGCTTTCTTGCGACGTTGTCTTCTTCTTTTGGTCTTCAAATTGCTTTGTTGACCATCTGTCGAAGTATTCGTTGCAGAATCCTGAGATTGCTTCACGGAGTTCACTTCTCCTGTTGTCGGCCGTTCTTCTACCATAATATCTCCTATAAAATATTGATAGGATTTCATGCGGTTTCTTTTTCTTCCGGGACATCGAAGGCATTAGGGGAATATCAATCCCTAACTGGGCCGAGGTTCTTCCAGGGTGTCCGAGATAGGGTAAATCTCCCCACTCGGTTTTAACCTTGGGAACTTCTAACAGTCCAGCCAAATCCCTAAGATATTCATCCGGAAATGAAACTGCATAAATTGGTGTTTTGGTAATCGGTTCCTGTTTCAATGAAAGGGACTCCCCCCTAATCGGAGGGCCGAGAAGATTGTCGATTCTAGAGCGAATCTGCCCTAGGCGCAATCTAAGATGTCGAGATGTAACGGGCTGATGCTCGTCAAATCGAGACAATCCAAGGCCACCTACCATTTTAGGGAGGCCTCCCAACGTAAGGAAGGCAGTTTGATCGGTAATCAATTTATATACATTATCACGCAACACCTTTTTATAGGGGTGAAAGAGTGGTGGCAATTGCTCGCCTCCCAACTCAGTCCACCTAATAGGTGTAATGTCGTGACCTTTATATATAACCTTACCTGCAAATTCTGCAGCTTTACCTTCCAGGCATTTGTGCCAGGAGATAGGTATACTGTAATCGCGGGCAAACTCGAGGTATAAATCTCGAACATGCCGATCAGCAATAATTACATCATCTCCCAAGACACGAAAAGTGTCAACAGGAACCTTTCCGATTGCTTTACAAATAGCCACTAGAACGAGGTTGTGTGTCAGTCCAAATAAAGGGAAGGAAGGCCCTAACCCCATTGCTTGACCTTTTCTTACATATACCATTCTCCCGTCATCCGAGACGGGTAGGTAGAAGTAGGGCAGGAACCTCTTCCCGCCAAGGGTCTCCAATACCTTCTGTTGAAGGCTAAAGGGAAAGTGCCATGTCGCATCCTTTAAATCTACTGAGAATACTTCCTTTGAACAACGATGGCACTGGACTATAAAATCCAGGCCTCTCTGTTGATTGAAAGTACAATCGGTGGGCAAAGACCGCAATGCAGAAAGCAACCGCTTCTGTAAGGGTCTAAGCCTAGACTGCACATAAGGAGTCCCGACCAATATTAATCGGGATTTTCCTCCTCGATCTCCTATGATGGTGAGGTTGCCTTGCCATCGGGGAATGACTACCAAACTTGCTAAGGGTGGCCAGTGGTCCCAACCACTTACCTCCTCCTGTTGCAGTTTGACTAGCCACTTCTGGGCTATTGAGGTTTCAGGTGTCTGGCTTGCTACATATCGGGTGTAACTTCCCGTCTCAGACGGTGTTATTGCCACAGATTGGCCGGTCGGTTCAATCTTTGTTCCCTCAGGAACATCGAGACTCAAGCGGGTAAACTTTAACACAAGTGTTAAGAGGTTATCCCAGCGATGAGTTTGAACTGTCGCGGGCTTAGCATAGACCGGAGCCTTTACATCATTGGGATCATCAATTGGTCCCATGATTACCTGATACACATTAAGCGCCGACAACACCCTTTGAATGCTTATATAATCCTCTCTGATCAAAGCATCTACTAGGGGTCTAAAGAAGACTGTGAAACGCTTTGGATATAAATATCCTTTATACCGCTTGGTACGGAACCATGGTAGGGAAAAGTTCATGTTGCCACCCACAACGTGGAGGGCCCAGGCTTTCACCTGTTTTAACATCTGAACTAAACCTTTTTCACCATGGTGCGAAACGAGTTTGTATAGAAGCTTTCTCATCCTTCCGCATGACAAACACTCTATGACGGTTGATAAATCCATCATCGGGTGTGCTCCTTAGAGTTGCCCCGGTTTGTCCGGGATTTGAGAAGAGGGGGAGAGGATCCATCCTCTCTAGGATAGCTCTAAGGC